AAGTTAGCCAGGGTTTTAAATTCCTTAGGGTATAAAGTAGTTAGTATATCACATGAGGGTTTTAATGTCCCTGGAGTTATAGATAGAGGGGGGATGGAATGGGAGGATTCAATTAATTATCTTTACCATGCAGATTTATTTATAGGACTAGGATCAGGTTTATCTTGGATGAACTGGACATTAGGTAAGTATACTATTATGATTAATAATTTTAATCCTTATGGTCTTGATTTTACTCAAAATATGAAACAAATCCAAAACCATTCTGTATGTAATGGTTGCTGGGCTAATCCAAATTTTCAATTTGACCCTGGTGATTGGCACTGGTGCCCAAAACACCAAAATACCGAATTACAGCATATTTGTCAGAAATCTATTACCCCAGAACAAGTACTAAAAGAAGTTAAATACGTTTTAAAATACAGATTAAATGAAAAAAATATGGGTCAACGGGTGTTTTGATATATTACATCGAGGACATTATGAACTATTTAATTATGCTAAATCATTAGGTGATAAACTTATTGTAGGTATTGATACAGATGAAAAAGTATCTAAAGATAAAGGACCAGATCGTCCTTACAATAACATAGAAGATAGACTTTATGCTTTAAATAGCCTTAAAGCTATAGATTTAATATACACTTTTAATACTCGAGAAGAGCTTATTCAGTTAATTAGACAATCCTCCCCTAGTATTTTAGTAGTAGGAAGTGATTGGAAAGGAAAAGAAATAGTAGGTGGAGAATATGCCAAAGAAATTGTATATTTTGATCGAATAGGAAATTACTCAACTACTAATATATTAACTAATGAGAGAAAGTAAAAAATTTAATGAAGGCCAACAAAAAGCATATGTCGATATAGATGAAACCATCTGTTTTTACCCAGACAAACGAGTATATGAGTTAGCTGTACCTAATAAAGAAAATATAGCTAAAATTAATAAACTTAAAGTAGAGGGGTGGCATATTACTTATTACACAGCTAGAGGGGGCCATTCAAAAATTGATTATACTGATTTTACTTTAAAACAATTAAAAGAATGGGGGTGTCTTTTTGATAATCTCGTGGTTGGGTATAAAAAAGATCGTACATTACAAGTTAAACCGGGATATGATCTAATTATAGATGATAAAGCAAAAAGAATAGAAGAATTATGATAATAAAACCTAAAATTGTAGAAAAACCTTGGGGTGAAGAAGTATGGATTCATAATGATGAAGAATATTGTGGTAAAATTCTTAGATTTTTTAAAGCAGGAAATAAATTTTCATTACACTATCATGTTATCAAGAAGGAATCATGGTATGTAGGTAAAGGAAGTTTTGAATATATATGGTTAGATACCGAAAAAGGTATAGAACATAACCAAACTATACTACCAGGAACTTGCATTACAATTGAAAGAGGAAAACCACATCAATTAATAGCATTAGAAGAAATGTCAGAAATATTTGAAGTATCTACACAACATTTTGATGAAGATAGTTATCGAATTAGATTAGGTGATACATGGTAAACATTTTAATTATAGGTGAAACTTGTATTGACATATTTCAATATTGTAAAGTTTCTAAAATTTGCCCCGAAGCCCCTGTACCTGTAGTTAATCCTTTATATGAGATATCTAATTTGGGTATGGCTGGAAATACTTTTGCTAATATAAAAGCATTAATGCCTGGAGAAATTATCGCTACTTTTAATAATGATAATGAGATTACTAAAACTCGTTATGTAGAAGAGAAAAGTAATCATATGTTTTTAAGGGTAGATGAAGGTGAGGATAAAATAGAACCCTTTAAATGGGGTTTAAGTAAGGATGCAATGTTAGGAATGGCTGATATTACTATCGTCAGTGACTATAATAAAGGTTTTTTAACTGATAATGATATTATGGAAATAGGTAAAAAATCTAATTTATCTATTATTGACAGTAAACGCAAATTAACAAATAAATTAGTTAAAGATTATAATTTTGTTAAATTAAATGAATCTGAACGTTCTAATAACCCATCATTAAATTTAGACAATATTATTACAACACTAGGTGCACGTGGTGCTAGGTATCAAAATGTATCCTATCCATCACCTAATCCTCAACAAACAATTGATGTAAGTGGAGCAGGTGATACATTTACTTCTTCATTTATAGTAAAATACTACCAAACAAAAGATATAAAAACATCAATTGAATTTGCTAATAAAATGGCTGCTCAAGTAGTAAGTAAAAAAGGAGTAGTAACTCCTGAAATTTAAAACAACCAATATATATTTATAATAAATTAAATTAAATTATGTCAAAGACAGTAAAGTTACAAGAAAGCGAGTTGCAAACTATTAAAGAAGGCCAAGACAGAATCACCCAGCTTATATATGCGACGGGAAATGTTGAAGTACAAAAATCGAGACTTCTAAAAGAATTAGAAGAAGCTCAACAAAAACAAGATGATTACGGTACTATATTATTTGAAAAATATGGTCAAGGAAACATCAGTTTTGAAACAGGTGAAATAACACTTGTAGAAGAACCAGAAACCACAGAGGAAAAACCCGATACAGCGGAGTAAAATGCTTTTTTGAGGGGGTTTCCAATATTTATAAGAAAATAATATTTAAATAAACACATAAAATGGCAGAAACTCTATTATCTCCAGGTGTATTAGCCCGAGAAACTGACCAATCTTTTATCCAAGGACAGCCTGTACAAGCAGGGGCTGCTATTGTTGGTCCCGCAGCTAAGGGACCTGTTGGTTTACCAACATTGGTTACTTCCTTTAGTGAATACCAAGCAATTTATGGTGGAGCGGTTACAAGTGGCTCACAACAATATGCTTACACAACAGCGACATCCGCACAAAATTATTTCTCTCAAGGTGGTAATTCATTACTAGTTACTCGTGTACAGAGTGGTAGCTTTACAGCTGCAACTAGTACTACAATTGCTAATGAAAACACATCCGCTTCATTTGCATTAAAAACTTTAGATGAAGGTACTATTGCAAATAGTGCTACAGGTACTAAAGAAAATGTAAAATGGGAAATTACAGGAGTAAGTAAAGAAACAGGTACATTTAGTTTATTAGTTCGTAGAGGTGATGATATTCACTCTAATAAAACCGTACTAGAAACATTTGCTAACCTTTCATTAGATCCAAAATCACCAAATTATATCTCAAAACAAATTGGTGATACTAGTTTTACAGTTGAAAATGATGGAACTGATTATTATGTTAAAGAAGATGGTCAATATGTAAACAAGAGTAAATACATTCGTGTAAGCGCTGTTAATACTCCTACATTAGATTTCTTTGATAATAGTGGAGATTTTAAACCTGCATTAACATCATCCTTACCAGTTGCTGGTTCAGGATCATTTAGTGGAGCTACAGGAGAATTATTCCCTTCAGGAGCTGCTAAATTTGGAAAAGATATCACTGCTGGAAATATTCAGGGTATTAATCAACTAGACTATACAGAATCTTTAGATCTATTATCAAATACAGACAACTATAAATTTAATTTAATCACAGTACCAGGTCTAAACCATAATGATCATGCTACAGCAGTAAATAAAGCTGTAACATTAGCAGAAGGAAGACAAGATTGTATTGCTGTAATTGATTTAAGAGGATACGATGCAACTGTTGCTCAAGTTAAATCTCAAGCAAGTTCATTTAATTCTAGTTACGCAGCTACATACTGGCCTTGGTTACAAACTGTAAATGCAGAAACCGCACAAACAGTATGGGTACCAGCGTCAACAATGATACCAGGAGTATACGCACTTACTGATAGATCAAGCGATGCTTGGTTTGCCCCAGCGGGTCTTACGAGAGGTGCTTTAGGCAACGTAATTAAAGCAGAAAGAAAATTAACTGCTGGTAATAGAGATACTTTATATGCTGCAAATGTTAATCCAATTGCTACATTCCCAGGAAATGGTGTTGTAGTATTCGGACAAAAAACATTACAAAAAGGTGCTAGTGCACTTGATAGAGTAAATGTTAGACGTTTGTTGATTGAATTAAAAAGCTACATTTCACAAGTTTCAGATAACTTAGTATTTGAACAAAATTCAATTGCTACAAGAAATGGCTTCTTAACTCAGGTAAATCCATACTTAGAGTCAATTCAACAAAGACAAGGATTATACGCTTTTAAAGTGGTAATGGACGAAACAAACAATACAGCTGATGTTGTAGATAGAAATGAGCTAGTAGGTCAAATCTTCTTACAACCAACTAAAACAGCTGAGTTTATTGTATTAGATTTCAATGTGTTGCCAACAGGAGCTACATTCCCGGCATAAAAATTTAAATTAAGAATATTTATAATAAACGCAAAGTAAAATGGCAATATTAGATAGTAACGAAATTTTCTACACGGCATTTGAGCCAAAACAGAAGAATAGATTTATCCTGTACGTAGACGGTATTCCTTCATATATTATGAAAGGTGTAGGAGCTGTATCTTTAACACAAGACACAATTCCACTTAACCATATTAACGTACAAAGATTTGTAAAAGGAAAAACAAAATGGAATACCATTGAGTTTACATTATTTGATCCAATTACACCTTCTGGAGCCCAAGCAGTAATGGAATGGGTACGTTTACACCACGAATCAGTAACTGGACGTGATGGATATAGTGATTTCTATAAAAAAGATTTAACTGTTAACGTACTAGGACCTGTAGGTGATGTCGTATCAGAATGGATTATTAAAGGTGCTTTAATTACAGCTGCTAGTTTCGGAGACTATAGCTGGGATCAAGAAAGTGCTGCTCAAGAAATAACCATGACAGTACAACCAGATTATTGCGTACTTAATTTCTAAACTACTTTCCCTCTATTATATTCTTTCAAAAGGAGCTTGGCTTATGTCAAGCTCTTTTTTATA